AACAATGCTTATGCAGAAGCCAATCTAAAAGTTAATTTAACTGGTGGAACAATCAGTGGTAATTTAGTAATCACTGGCAATTTAGAAGTTCTCGGAAATAGTACAACTCTTAATGTTGAAACATTATCAGTTGAAGACAATGAAATTATTCTTAATTCAAACGTAACTGGTTCTCCAACTTTAAATGCCTATATTTCTATCAATCGTGGAACAGATCCAAATGCAAATCTAGTTTGGGATGAAGACACAAATCAATGGAAATGGAATGATGGTGATGGAGTATTTTATGCGCTAGACTCATCACTAGATGCATATGCTCAAGCAAACACTGCTAGAGATACAGCTAACGGTGCTTATGCGCAAGCCAACGGTGCTTATGCACAGGCTAACGGTGCTTACACCCAAGCCAATGGAGCCTATGCTCAAGCAAATGGTGCTTATGCCCAGGCAAATGGAGCCTATGCTCAGGCAAACTTAAAAGTTTCTCTTGCTGGTGATACGATGACAGGCAACTTAAATGTTGCTGCTAGTTTGATAACTCAAAATATTGAGCCTAATTTAAATGTCACATATGATATTGGTACTCCAACTAAACGATTTAAAGATCTGTATCTAAGTAACAGCACAATTTATCTTGGTGAAACAGCACTATCTGCTTCTGGCGATGAGGTGCGCGCCAATGTATTCAATGCTGCTGTGTCAGTATTAGTAAGTGGTGTCAATGTTCTTGATACTGCCAACGGTGCATACGCTCAGGCAAATGGTGCTTATGGACAAGCAAATGGCGCATACGGACAGGCTAATGGAGCGTACTCCCAAGCCAACGGAGCATATGCTCAAGCCAATAGTGCCAGAGATGTTGCTAATGGAGCCTATGCTCAAGCCAATGGTGCTTATGGACAAGCCAATGGAGCCTACGCTCAAGCAAATGGTGCCTATGCGCAGGCTAATGGTGCTTATGCTCATGCTAATGTTGTATATGCACAAGCAAATGCAGCGTATGACACTGCTAATCTTAAACTGAGCGCCAGCGGCGGATCTATAAATGGTGATTTGACAATCACAGGAAATTTATTTGTAACAGGATCTAACACATTACTTAATGTCAGTAATTTGTCTGTAAATGATTCTATCATTTTCTTAGCAAATGGACAGGTTGGTGATGCGTTTGATATAGGATTCGTTGGTCACTTTGATCGCGGCGCAACACCAACTCACGCTGGTTTGATTCGTAAATCAACAGACAATCAATTTTATCTTTTCGATAATTATGAAGTAGAACCTACAAATAATATTATCGACATCAATGGAAATAATTTTAGAACTGGTAACTTAAAACTTAACACAATAAATGCTGTTACGTTTGTCACCAATGCAGGATTAAATGTCACTGATCAAGCCAACTCCGCCAGAGATCAAGCAAACACCGCTAGAGGACAAGCAAACAATGCATATGCTGAAGCCAACCTCAAGGTAAATCTTTCTGGCGATACGATGACTGGTACATTGAATGTGCAGCATCTTATTCCGACTGCAAATGTTACATATGATCTTGGAACGTCTACAAAACGATTTAAAGATTTGTATCTCAGTGGGTCGACAATTTATATCGGTGAAACAATATTGTCTACCTCTGGCGATGAGATGCGCGCAAATACATTCAATGCCGCTGTTTCATTCTTAAGTGCAGGTTTAAATGTTCTTGATCAAGCCAACTCTGCTCGCGATACAGCAAATGGTGCTTATGCACAAGCCAACGGAGCCTATGCGCAAGCGAATGGTGCTTATGCTCATGCGAACATTGTTTATGCTCAAGCAAATGCTGCATATGCTCAAGCGAATGCAGATTATCAACCAGCCGTCACTCGCCTTGATGTAACAAACAATGGCGCGACAGCATATCGTTTTGATCAATATGGCGCAGCAACTGATGATCCAACACTCTATGTTCGTGCTGGTGAAACTATTGCATTTAATCTAAACAATGCTGGTCACCCATTTGCGATTCGTGTCTCAAACGGTGGTTCGAACTACGACACTGGATTGACGCACGTTGCAACTGATGGCACAGTAAGCACTGGTTCCTCTGCTCAAGGTAAGGTTTCTGGAACACTTTACTGGAAAGTTCCATATACACTTGGCGGAAGCACTTATGTTTACCAGTGCACTGTGCATAGTGGTATGGTCGGCAACATTGTGATTGAGCCAGATTCAACAGTAATCTACGTTCAAGCCAATGCTGCATATGCTCAAGCCAACGGCGCATACGGACAGGCTAATGGCGCATATGCTCAGGCTAATGGTGCTTATGCACAAGCCAACGGAGCCTATGCGCAAGCGAATGGTGCTTATGCTCATGCGAACATTGTTTATGCTCATGCGAATAATTCATATGATCAAGCAAATACTGCAAGAGATACTGCGAATGGTGCTTATGCTCAAGCAAATGGTGCATATGCGCAGGCGAACGGCGCATATGCACAAGCGAACGGCGCTTATGCTCAGGCGAACGGCGCTTATGGTCAAGCAAATTCTGCTGCAAATACTGTTCGAGTTTCAGCTAATGGTGAATCAACATTAGATGCAAAACAACTAAATTTTGTAAACACAACTTCTATTCAAGTTATTGTTGCTTCTGCAGCTGATGGCACAAATGCTAATATCTCGTTTACAACAGGTACTGCTTCGGTTGGTGACGCTTATGCTCAAGCGAATGCAGCATTCGCTAAAGCGAATACTGCGGGTGGTGGTGGATCTGATGGGTTTATACTCCATATTTTTGGTATAACATAATAAATAATATTATTCTTTTATTTTTGAGATAAAAAAATGGGAATCCCAACAACACGCACAGAACTTAAAGATTATTGCCTTCGTCGTTTGGGATTTCCAGTTATTGACATTAATGTTGATGACGACCAATTAGATGATCGCATTGATGATGCATTAAACAAATATCGCGAGTTTCATTACGATGGAACTGAAGATTGTTATCTTGCGCATAAAGTAACTACATCAGATCAAACAAATCGTTACATTAGACTCTCTGATAATATAATTGGCATTTCAAGAGTAATGCCAATCACTGGTGCTAGCATCAGTTCACAAGGAACATCTGGATTTAATATTTTTGACATTAATTATCAAATTAGACTTAACGATTTTTATAATTTATTAGCAAGTTCTTACACATATTATTATATTGCCAGACAACATTTATCAATGTTAGATATGATCGTAACTGGTGAAATCCCATTTAATTTTAATAAAAAAACTAAACGTCTTGATATCTATATGGATTGGGATTCAAGAGTAAATCCAAACGATTATATTGTTTTTCAAGGATTTAGAATTGTTGATCCGGAAGTTTATGATAAAATTTATTCTGATCAATGGTTAAAAGAATATACCACTGCATTATTTAAAATGCAGTGGGGTTCTAATTTAACAAAATATGCAAACTACACACTTCCTGGTGGTCTAGTTGTAAATGGTGAAAAGATTTATAATGATGCAATTCTAGAAATTGAAAAACTAGAAGAAAAATTAAGAGACATGTACGAGTCGCCTGCATCTATGTTTGTTGGATAATTAAATGGCGACAAGCGTATATTTTAACTATCAGGATGCATCAAGAGAACAATTCCTTATTGAAGATATGGTGATTGAATCAATCAAAAATCACGGCATTGACATTTACTACATTCCGCGCGATTCTCAGTCAGAACTTGATGAGTTATTTGGTGACGATCCAGTTAAATCATACACGAGTGCATACAAAATGGAAGTTTATCTTGAAACCTTTGACAACTTTAAAGGTAATCAAGAATTTTTCAGTAAGTTTGGTTTACAAATAGAAAAGGGTGTTGAGTTAGCATTAGCACGACGCACCTTTGAAAGATATATTCCGTATACAACAAGAAACACACCAAAAGAAGGCGATTTAATTTATCTATCAGTTCAAGAAAAATTAATGGAAATAAAAAATGTCGAAGAAGAAAAGAACTTCTTTCAGGCTGGTAAAGTAGCAGCATACATGTATGGACTCTCATGCGAGACGTTTAAATACAATGGTGAAATTCTTACAACTGGTGTTCCATCTATAGATGAGGTTGCTGATCAAAATGCATTTAGTATTGAGTTTACAATGCAAGCTGGCGGAACCTCTACATATATAGATGGTGAAATAGTTTATCAAGGTGCTTCGCTTGCTGCTTCAACAGCAAAAGCATACGTGCGTTCTTGGGATAAAACAAATCTTAAATTAGTTTTAAGAAACATACGTGGAGCATTTACAGGTGCTACAGTAATAGGTGTAAGTTCAGACGCACAATGGACTTTGGTAAGTGGTAATACTCAAGAAGATGCAACTGAGCCTTATGATGATAATGTTAGAATTGAAACAGAAGCTGACAATATTCTTGATTGGTCAGAAACAAATCCATTCGGAAGTTCAGACGAGTAATTATGCTTTCTAGCACACATTTTTATCATCGTGTTACAAGAAAAATGGTCGTGGCGTTTGGCACGATGTTCAACAACATTCGCCTTGTGCGATATAATAAAGCGGGAACAACTGAACTTGAAAGAATTACTGTTCCACTTTCTTATGCACAAAAAGAAAAATTTTATTCGCGTTTACAGCAAGATCCAAATATGAATCAGGCTGTGCAAATTACATTACCGAGAATGAGTTTTGAAATGACTTCAATTACATATGATCCTGTTCGTAAAACAAGCATGTTTAATCGCAATTTTTCACCACTCAGCGATACGCTTCTTCGCAGTGTGCGAATGACGCCATATAATTTTGATTTTAGTTTGAATATCTACGTCCGTAACACTGAAGATGGTACACAAATCGTAGAACAAATTTTACCATATTTTGCGCCAGACTATACACTTACAGCTGATTTAACAGGATTAAATCAACCAATAGACATACCAATTATTCTTCAAAATGTTGTTTATGATTCAGATTATATTGGTGGTATCGATACGTTGCGCGTTTTAAATTGGACATTAAACTTCACTATGAAGGGGTATATGTACGGTCCAATATCTAATGTTGATGTAATTAGAACATCTTCTGCTAATACATTCAATGATGTATTTAATGCCAACTCTTCTCGCAAAATCACCATTAATAGTGGAGCAGGTAGTGGCGGAACAGGTACATTTAAAGTTGGCGAACTTGTTTATCAAGGAAATAATTTTGATGTTGCCTCTGCAACTGCATATGTAGATGCTTGGAGTCCTTCTACGAATACTCTTATTGTTGTGGATACTACAGGTGTTCTTGCTTCTGGTCATTTTATAACTGGTGCAGTATCCAATGCGTCATATAATATAATTTCGTTTGGCACAAATGATCAACAATTAGTAAGCATAACTGTTACACCTGATCCTAACACTGCTAACGTAAATACTGCATTCGGATTTGATACAAC